TGGAAATATAAAGGTAGATAGTACACCTTATGAAGAAACATTAGAACCTTGGGAAAGAGAAATGTTAGAAGCATCTTATAAAAAAGGTGGTAAGGTAGGTAAGAAAAAAGGTGGTAAAGTAGGTAAGAAGAAGCAAGGTTACAAAGCTCGTAAAGATGAATCTATTGCCATGAGAGTAAAGAAGAAACGTACTAAGAAACAACTCAAGGCTAGTAGGGATGAGTCTTACGGTAAGAAAGGTAGGGGTAAGATCAATAGAAATTCTGGTTCTGCTCTTGTTGCTTCTTCATATGATTAATAAAAGGAGTATTACATGATTGACTTAAAACATTTAAAAAATATAAAATTATCTTACTTCAAACATTTTAGATTTACATGGTTTGAAAGTGTAAGAGGGATAGTAGTTATGATAGGATTACTAATACATGGAGTATTTCCATTCATTCTTCCTAATATATTTTCTTCCTATATAGAGAAAGCTTCTAAAAGAATAAAAGAAATTGGTACATAAATGGCTGTATCAGGTACATATAATTTTAATCTGGATATAGATGAGGTAATCCAAGAAGCTACTGAAATGATTGGTGGTGAGGATACGCTTGGTCATGAGCCAGCCTCTGCTCGCCGTTCAATTAATCTTATGTTGAAGGACTGGCAGAATAGAGGCATTCTTCTCTGGACTACTAATACAACTTTGGTAACAGTTTCTGTTTCTACTACTGCATATGATTTGAGTAGTAATGTTATTAATGCTTTAGAAGTTGTAATTAGCAGAGATAATACAGATATTAAGTTAACTCGTATTACTCCAGAAGAGTATTTAATTATACCTGCCAAGACTCAAACAGGAAAACCTAGTCAATATAGTATTCGTAGAGGAAGAGATAATCCAGTAATGTCGGTATGGCCTATACCAGAAAACTCTACGGATGTACTTAAAATTGAAACAGTAACTGAACTGCAAGATGTTAATAAGTCTGCCATACAAAATGCAGACTTGCCTAAAAGATTTCTCCCTCCTCTTACCTGTGGTTTATCTTATTACATGGCAATGAAAAGACCTGGAGTTGCTGATACTAGGATTGCGATGTTAAAAGCAAACTATGAAGAAACTCTTGCCAGAGCAATGGAAGAAGATAGAGAAAGAGCGAGTCTTTATCTCTTACCAAGACTGACGTTTTATACTTAGGAGATTTTATATCTTATGGCAACTCAAAAAAAAGCATTAGCTGTTTGTGATACTTGTGGTTTTGTGTATCCACACAGAGTAATGAGACTTAATAGTTATGGATTATTGGTTTGTCCACAAGATTTTGAAGGACAATATGATTTAAAAAACAGTCCTCAAAACAAAGTACCGAATGTAAAAGATGATCCTGCCATTAGAAATCCAAGACCGGATGATGGTGGAAGGGGAGTATTATGGGATGATGGTACTATGTATATTAAAATTGATTTAGATGAGGAGATTGAAAATGATGATGATCAGCTTGTACCCAATCCGAATTATGGAAAACAAACTAGACAAACTACACGACCAGAAAAATTTGGTCTTTTAGAAGGATCATTTCCTAATATAACAAGTTGGATAACAGTTGATCCTACAACTTTAGAAGAAACAAAACATATAACACAATATGATGATGTTAGTATAAGTTGGAATTTAATATGACAGATTTAACAGGAAAGCTTATATCAGGAACATATAAGCAGCTTTTACAGGTTAATTCCAGTACTACAAATACCGGAGTAAAAACATCTATTACTAATGTTCAGTCTGGAGATGGTACTGCCAGTGCTTTAAATATAGGAACTGGAGGGGTTATTGTTTCTGGTAATATTGGTATTATAGGAAATGCTTCAGTTAGTGGAAGTTTACTTGTTTATGATACGGTATGTGCCTCTGCTTATTATGGTGATGGGTCTAATCTGACTGGTATTACTGCTTCCGTTGGTGGAGATATTTCAGTTAGTTCTATTACTGTAGCTAATACAGGTAATTTTGGTGGTAATGTTGTTATTAAAGGAGCCGCTTCTGTTAGTGGTAATATTGATACGGCAGGGAATATTTCGGTAGGTGGTACTGTAACGATTACTGGAGCAACCCATCTTAAATCTACTCTTTCTGTTTCCGGTGCTGGTGTATTTAAAAGTGGTTTATCTGTAACTGGATCAATTAATGCAAGTGAAAATGTTTCAGTAGGTGGTACTCTTTTAGTTACAGGTACTGGTACTTTCAAGGCAAAGACAGAATTTAACAATGAAGTTTCTATATCTGGTAATGTTAATATTGCAGGAAATACTTCAATAGGTGGTACATTAATTGGTACAGGTGCAATTACTTTTGGAAGTGCTGTTTCTATTGGTTCTAGTGATTCTAATGCTAATCTTTTTGTTGCAGGTAATATTCGTGCAAGTTGTACTGATGCAGGATTTAAAGTTTGTGCTTCTTCTTTTTATGGTGATGGTTCTAATCTTACTAATGTAGAAGCAGAATTAGGTATTGCTACTAATATTTCAGTATCAGGATATATTAATGTAGGAGGAAGTGTTTCAGTTAGTGGACCTTTAAATGTTGTAGGTGCTGCTACATTTAAAGACGATGTTTCTGTATCTGGTAATGTTAATCTTAGTGGTACTGTTACTGTAGCAGGTGCAGTTAGTCTAGCATCTACTTTAAGTGTAGGAGGAGCTACTAATCTTCTTAGTACAGTTACAGTAGCAGGAGCTACACAACTTGGAAGCACAGTTACAGCAGTAGGCGCTGCTACATTTAAGGACGATGTATCTGTATCTGGTAATGTTAATATTGGTGGTACTGTTACAATAGCAGGAGCCGTTAGTCTTGCTTCTACATTGAGTGTGGGTGGTGCTACTCATTTAGGAAGTACTGTTACAGTAGCAGGAAAAGCTATCTTTGAAGATAGTGTTTCAGTAAGTGGTAATATTGATGCTGCTGGTAATGTATCTATAGGTGGTACAGTAACTATTGCTGGAGCCAATGTACAAGCTGCTAATGCTAAAGTATGTGCTTCAGCATTTTATGGTGATGGATCTAATCTTTCTAATGTTCCTGCAAACATTACAGGAAATATATCTGTTAATAATGCGACAATAGGTGGAAATCTTTATGTAGGTGGTACAGTTACTATTGTTGGTAATACGACTCTTACTGCTAATCTGGGTGTTGGAGGTACTGTTACAGTAGCAGGTGCTGTGAGCCTTGCATCTACTCTAAGTGTAGGGGGAGCTACTAATCTTCTTAGCACTGTTACTGTAGCTGGAGCAACACAACTTGGGAGTACTGTTACCGTAGTAGGAATAGGTACATTTAAAGATGACGTATCAGTATCAGGAAATGTTAATATTGGAGGTACTGTTACAGTAGCAGGAGCAGTTAGTTTAGCATCTACATTAAGTGTGGGAGGTGCTGCTAATCTTCTTAGTACTGTTACAGTAGCTGGAGCAGTTAGCCTTGCATCTACTTTAAGTGTAGGCGGTGCTACTAATCTTCTTAGTACTGTTACTGTAGCAGGTGCAGTTAGTCTTGCGTCTACTCTAAGTGTAGGTGGAGCTACTAATCTTCTTAGTACAGTTACAGTAGCAGGAGCTACTCAACTTGGAAGTACAGTTACTGTAGTAGGAATAGGTACATTTAAGGACGATGTCTCTGTGTCAGGAAATGTTAATATTGGAGGTACTGTCACAGTAGCAGGAGCCGTTAGTCTTGCTTCTACATTAAGTGTGGGAGGTGCTGTTAATCTTTTAAGTACTGCTACGATAACAGGTGCTGTTAGTTTAGCATCTACATTAAGTGTGGGAGGTGCTGTTAATCTTTTAAGTACTGCTACGATAACAGGTAACTCTGGTTTTCTTGGAACTGTAAGAGTTAGTGGTAATACATCAGTAGCTGGAACATTTGCTTTATCTAAATCAGCAGCAGCTTCTGTGCATACTACAGCAATTAATGGAATTGCTTCTGTTTCACTTAATTTTACCACAGGACAGAATTTCTTAACTACAGTTACAGCAGCCCATACAATGGCAAGACCTACCAATTGTAGAGTAGGGCAAACAGGAAGTGTCTTCTTTATACAGTCAGGAGGTAGTGGAACACTATCTTGGAATGCTTGTTGGAAGTTTCCAGCCGGTACTGATCCTACCTTCTCAACTTCTAATGGATCTGTAGATAGATTAGATTATATTATTGCTTCTATTTCTAGCGATAATACAGGTGAGAATATACAAGCAATCTTATCACAGGAATATAGTTAATGTTTAGTAATAATTTATTAATGGGAGCAGCGTCAATCTCAGCAGGTGGCTATGAAGTTGATTATTCATGCCGGTTCAATGATGATGACAGTGCTACCTTATCCAAGACCTATCTTGGTGCAGGAACAAGTGATAAAATTTCACAGATTGAGTTCTGGTTTAAGCGTGGTCTTTTGGCAACAGAAAGATATATATTTTCAGTCGAAAGCAATTCATTTCAGATAGCGTTTGGTGCAGATGATAAATTAAATATTTTCTATTTTACAAGTAGCTACTTATTCAGACTACATACTACTCAGGTCTTTAGAGACCCTCATGCTTGGTATCATCTTACGCTACATCTGGATACTACACCATCAACCCCAAGTGCCAGTTCTATGGGATTATTAATAAATGGTGTTGCAGTAACGGCTTTTGATACTGCGACCTATCCTAGTCAAAACCAAGCTATGGGCTTAGGAACTGCTACAAATTTTAATATAGGATCAAACAACTCACCAGCGGCTTATTATGATGGGTACATTTCTAATTTCTTGTATTGTGATGGTAACAGTAGTTCAACACCTTACAGCGCAGAATTTGATAGCAACGGGGTTTGGCGACCCAAGGATGCTTCTTCAGCGACTTTTGGGGATAACGGGGTTTGGCTGGACTTTGCAGTTGATAGTGATTTTGGTAACGATGTTTCTGGAAAGAATAATGATTTTACTGATTCCGATGGATTAGCTACTGCTGATCAGATGACAGATACGCCAACGAATAATTATTCCACCCTCTCCTCAATCGGGCTTACACCTGCTGGATCTAGTTTTGGCTTGGGTGATGGGAATCTGTATGCCCTTCCAGTCACCACCTCTTGGCTTTTGTATCGTGGGTCGCAAATGATTACGTCTGGGAAATGGATTTTTGAAGCAACCTGGACAGGAACTTTAGCCAGTCATGCCTATATTGGATTTCTTCGTGATGATCATCCGTACACGCAGGATGATGCACGTTCCGGTACGCCAGCCGCCAAGAGTCACGTTTGGTCTGATAATCAGGAACGATATGATTTGAATGTCAGTACTACCTCTCAGGGGGCAACGTGGACTGGTGGCGATGTCATTACCTGTGAGCTAGATTACTCCGCACAGACCATAAAATGGTACAAAAATGGTGGGAGCGTTGAAACAACATCAACTGGTATCTCTAACACACATGGATTTATTCCTTGTATTGGATTATATGGCAACAGCAGTAGAACAGTTACACTCAACTTTGGTCAGGCTTCATACACGAAAACACCAAGTACAGATCACATTGATATTTGTACAACCAATCTTGCCGTTCCGACGATTGTTGATGGTTCTGTTCATGTTCAGCCTCATGCCTATACTGGTACTGGTTCTGCCCATACCGAAACTTTAACTGGTAATTCTGATCTTACCTCAAGTGATATTGTCTTTATCAAGAACCGTGATGCCGCAGATTATCCTTATATACATAATATTATTCGTACTGCTACTAAATATGTAACAGCCGGTGCGTATGATGGTGAGAACACGAATGCTAATTCAGTAACATCATTGGGAGATTCTAATGCGTTTACATTAGGTTCAGGTGCTAATGGTTGGAACGATAGTAGTGAAAAGTTTAGTTCATGGGTTGGTTATACAGATGGAACGACAGGGTCTGCACATTCTGTAGCAACCGCTAATGTAAATGGGGCTATAAGCAGCACAACCACTTTAGTGGTGGATGGTAATTCAGGCACAATCGTGGCAGGAATGTATGTTGCGGGTACGGGGATTAGTGGAACTGTTACGGTTGCATCTTTATCAGACCAAAATAATCTTGTCTTATCTTCCTCTCAATCATTGAGTAATGACGTTGCTTTAACATTTTCAACTAGTGCGGGGGCAACAGTAGCATCAACAGTTTCGGCAAACACCGATGCTGGGATTTCGTTAGGTACTTATACTGGAAATGGTTCTGCTGTAACTGTTGGGCATGGTCTTGATTCGGCTCCTGAATGGATAATTCTGGCTAATCTTACACAAGGAACGGAATGGAATGTCTATAGTATGACAAATGGGCTGGGATGGACAAAGGCTTTCTATCAACCAGGAACTACTCCATCAACAAGTGCAAATTGGTGGTATAATACTGCTCCAACTGATGCTGTTTTTACGGCAGGAACAAGTAATTCAGTTGATGGAGAAACTTTTCAATTTATTGCATTTCATTCTGTAGAAGGGTTTTCTGTACAAACAACCTATATTGGAAATGGTGATGCTGATGGTCCTTTAATAATAACAGATTTTAAACCTTCCGTAATATGGGTTACACAGAATAGTGCTAGTTCTTTAAAGCAAATAGATATAACCGTAGATAAATATAACCTTGCTTCCACACAGGCTACTATATGGGGTTCTACTGTTCATCAGGCTGATCAAACAGATATGGATATATTAAGTAATGGGTTTAAAATTCGGCAAACATCTGGAAGTGTGAATGATGATGGAGTAACGTATTCTGTAATGGCTTGGGCAGAAAATCCATTTGGTGGTCATGGTGGTACATTTGGTGGTGGCGTGGCACCAGCTACAGCAAGATAATGGAGAATTAAGATATGTGGAGATATAATGGCAGAAGTATAAGACCGGGAAAATCTTGGAGAGATGATAATGGAGTACTACATCCTGGTAATTGGAATATCTGGTCTGCTGACTATAAAGCTAATATGGGTATTACAGAAATAATTCCTGAAACTCCACCTGACTCTAGATTATATAATTGGTCTATGAATAGTGATGGTAAGATCACCTCCAAAGCAAAGAGCCTAGATGACTCTGGATCTGGAGAGAGTAAGGTTCTTGGCCTTAAATCTACTTTAAAGAATGTGGTAAAAAAACAGCAAGGGTCATTTCTCGCCCAGACCGATTGGGTTGTTATTAGAAAGGCTGATATAGACAAGGAAGTTCCTGCTAATATTAAAACATGGAGGGATGCTATTCGTACCAAGGCTACTGAAATGGAGAATGCTATAGATGCTTCTTCTAGTATAGAAGATATAGCAAAACTTTGGGTAACTCACAAAGAAGATGACGAAGGAAAAATAGTAAAGTCAGGCATACTTTATGACTGGCCCGAATTAGAAAGTTAATTGTTATGAAAAAAATTATATTTTTAAGTATGTTTCTTTTGTTAATTCCCTTTTATGCTTTTTCTCAAGAGGATGGAAAAGGATTACAGATAACACAATTTAATATAGTTACTGCTGTATATTGTGGAGCAACAGAAAATTTTAGTAAAGTCTTCCCAAAAGAAAATTTAAAATTTACTGGTTTTATAGATGACTCACATATAGTAAAACTTTTTATAGGTAAAGATGATGGTTATTCAATTATTATAGAAAATTCTGGAGGAATGTCTTGCATACAGAATGGTGGAAGTCCTGGAATACTTACGAATAATAAAAAAAATATTAAATATTTTAAAGCTGGAGTAAAATAAATGGCGAGTACATATACATCAAGTCTAAGATTTACCAAACAAGGAGATGGAGAAAATCCCAATACCTGGGGAGAAGTATTGAATGGTGTCTTGAATCTTGTTGATAATGCTGTGGCAGGTTATACCGCTGTATCTGTTGGAAGTGCAGCTACCGTAGCCCTTACTGAAAATCAGGGGAGTGGAGATCAGTCTCGTTCTTCCATGCTCCATTTTACAGGAAGTGTTGGAGAGAGCCATACATCTATCTTTGCTGTTATTCCTAATGTTCCTAAAGCCTATATAGTTAGAAGTTCTGTTTCGACTTCCACATCTTCAGGAACCTTTATGTTACGGGTTACGGGAAATACTGGAGTAACAATTCCTGCTGGGTCTCATGGTGTCTACTTTACTGATGGTGCAACTGTCATGACACTTAATGCTACTGGTCTTGGGTTTACGGATATTGTTAATAGGGATGTGGGTGTATGTGCTACAAATGTTCCTGATACATCTCTGGCCGATCTTAGATATGTACAGGCTGCTGTATCAAGTACTATTACAGCCGATAAACATTTTGTAGGTGTCTCAGCTTCTACACCAGGAGGAATTGTAGTAGGTACGAATGCCAGAGCTTATAATCCTATTACAGTTTTAACATCAGTTAGTGCTTGTATTACTGTTAACTTTGCTGTGGGAAATAATTTTGTTGTAACGCTAGGAGCAAATAGAACTCTGAAAGCACCTGCAAATGCAACAGCAGGACAGACAGGAGAAATATATTTTATTCAAGATGATACTGGTAGTAGAACAATAAGTTTTAATGCGGTTTATAAATTTCCAAAAGGATCAGTACCTTCTGCTACCACATCTGTTGGAGCAGTAGATATACTAGTTTACAGTGCAAGAAGTGGTTCAGTAGTTGATGCTGTAATGTTGAAAGACTTTAAGAGATAATAAATAATGACATCTAAGTTAGCAAAGATTGATCTTCAGCAAGGGTTTAATAGAGAGACAACCCAGTATGCTGAAGAGGGAAAATGGTACGATGGTAATCGTGTCAGGTTTCGTGCTGGCCGTCCAGAGAATATGCGAGGATATACTACCAAAGTATCTACCGCTTTTGATGGTTCAGCTAGAGATCTACTTGCCTGGAAGGGCGTGGATAATAAGAAACGTGCTATCTTTGCAACACCAGATAAAGTCTATGTACATGATCAAGACAGACTAACAGATATTACTCCTGTTACAACTATTGTAACCATAACAAGTTGCTTTGGAACAAGTGTGGGATCAACAAGAGTTTGTTGTTCGGATGGTTCTCATGGAAGGGCAGTTGGCGATTATGTTTTATTTACTTCTGCTGGTACAACAATAGGATCAAACATTGTTTTAAATAATAATGTCTATGCTGTTACATCTGTTATAGATAGTAACTCCTATACTATATCAGTAACTAATACTGCTGCTGCAACTTCTTCAACATCTGGTGCAGCTTCCTTTAATTACTATATTGCCACTGGTACTTCAGTTGCTACGCAAGGAGTGGGTTTTGGTGCAGCACTTTATAATGCTGCTGATCCTACTTCTGTAGGTCTTTCAAAGATAACGGCAACAAGTGGGAATGCTCTGGTTACTGTTTCTTGTGCTTCCGCTCATGGTGCTGTGGCTAATGATTTTGTAGTATTTCAGAATACGTCTATAGATTCAGTAGCTGCTACAATTGGCGGTAATCTTAATCTTACTAAGTCTGCTGCTGGTGGACCGGAGTTTACTGTTGTATCTGTTGCCAGTACACAGATAATTGTAAGTGCAGCAGTTAATGCTAGTGCAAGTGAGGATGTAACAAGTAATATAAACATGACTGCCTTGATTTATAAACAAACAGATGGAGGGGGATCAGGTAGAGCCTGGGATACTCCAGCTTCAGCAGATGCTACAGACCTTGCTTTGGATATTGCTCAATGGTCTTTGGATAACTGGGGAACAGATATTGTTTTAAATCGAAGAGGAAGTAATATATTCTATTTTAATACGGCTGCATCTACTTCTCCGGTAAGGGCAACAAGTGTAACAACTTCTCCTGTCAGTGTTCTTAGTATTATTGTATCACCTAATGACCGGCATTTGGTAGCTCTGGGAGCAAATCAGTATGAGGCTTCTGCTACGGTGAGTGGAGCATTTAATCCTATGCTGGTACGATGGTCTGATCAGGATGATCGTTCTAACTGGGTTCCTTCTGTGAGTTCAACATCTGGTGAAGTGGTTCTAACTGACGGTACAAGAATTGTAGGAGCGCAGAGATCAAAGAATGCCATTAATATATGGACTGATAATGCTCTTTGGTTAATGGCTTTTGCTGGACCTCCCTTTACATTTCACTTTGATCAGGCAGGAACTAACTGTGGTTTGGTTGGTCCTCATGCAGCTATTGATTATAATGGTGTGACATATTGGATGGGATATGATAACTTCTATTCATTTACAGGACAGGTAAAGGTTCTTGATTGTACAGTTCGTAGGTATGTTTTTGATAGATTTAATACAACTTATTATGATAAGGTTTATACAGGAATTAATACAGAGTTTAAAGAAATTATATGGTTGTATGTTTCTGATAGTGCAACAGAGTGTGATAGTTATGTTATATTTTCTCCTGAAGAAGGGTACTGGGTATATGGAGATACTTTCTATACTACCTTCAAGGATAGAGAAGTCTTTGGTAATACTATAACAACAGGGGCATCTACAACTGGGAACTATCTTTATAATAATGAACCAGCAGAGGTCTTTACTGGAGATGGTTCTACACTAATATCTTTTGTAGAGTCTGCTGACTTTGATGTTGAAGATGGTAATGCTATTATGTTCATGAATAGGATTATACCTGACTTTGATTTAAGTCAAGGTAAAATTAAACTTCATGTTGTAACAAAGCAGTTCCCTGAAAGTGTAAGTGCAGTAACAAAAGATTTTGATATTTACGGTAATACTACGAAAGTTGATTTTAGAGCTAGAGGAAGGCAAGCAAAGATAAGGGTATCTTGTGATTCTAATAATGCTAGTTGGAGGTGGGGATCTATCCGTCTGGCCTTACAGGGAGATGGGGGAAGGTAATGGCAAGATATCCTGCTTTGCCAGAGTTTTTAAGAAATATAGATATTGATTCGGTTTATACAGAGATACAAAGATGGGGATCAGTTTTAGTTAGAGAGTTAGATTCCAGAGAACAACAAAATCTAAATAAACCATCATCTAATATTTATACGGTAGTGACAGTGACAAGTATTAAAAGACCTCGCAAGGGAGATATAGCTTACTCTGCGAGTTCAGGAAAGTTTAAAGGATATGTAAGTTTGGGTTCGGAAACATCTTGGCAGAATTTAAATTAATGGTTAAAATTGGTGAGCATTTTGATTTGGTTAATAATACTACTTATTTCAATAATTTAAATAGGGGAGTGATGATTGATAAAAGTCGGTATTCTATGCAACAAAAGATACCAGATCAATTTAAGAAATTAAAGTTAGACTATAACAATAAAAATAATATAGACTATCTTGAGAATATGAGTAACTTTGTAACGAATCAATTGGGACAGGTAGGATATAAATATGGCTCTTAAAGATATAGGAAGAACTGGTCAGGCTATGGATTTTAGGAATGATGCTAGAGCTAATCCTATGGCTGCTATGCAAGCTATAAGAGGACGCCAAGCGCCTGTTCCTATGCCTGTACCTGCTGGTCCTACAGGTGGTCCTCCAGTACCTCCTAGAGGCGGTCCTATGCCTCCTCCTCAAGCTGGTCCTATGCCTGTACCTGCTCCTCCTCAAGCTGGTCCTATGCCTCCTTCTACGGCTGGTACTCAAGTACCTGAAGCTCCTCCTTCTTTGAATGATGGATTAAAAAAATTGGGACTAATTGCAGCAGCAGTATTGGGTGAGAAAGCTACAAAAGGATCAGAAATAAAAAGGGGGCTGGATGAACAAGAAAGAATGGCTAGGCAAGCTCCTTCTCTTCAAGACATGGGTGGAGGAGCTTTAGGATTTAATCCAAGAATGGCTACTGCTGCTGATGGGGGATTGATTGGAATGGCAGCAGGTGGTGAGTTCATGGGTAGAGTTCCTGGTGATGGGCATGGAATGGAAGATAATGTTTATATGCCTATCAGAGAAGGATCAGAAGAGATAGGAACACTGGCTGTTAGTCCTTCTGAATATGTAGTTGATAGTTATACAATGGCTGCACTTGGTAATGGTAATGCAGATGAAGGTGCAGAAATAATGGATGAGGTTGTTGAAGGTGTCAGAGAAAGAGCATATGGCAATAGAAAACAACCCAACGAAATTAATGGTCTAGCTGCTCTTAGACCAATGTTAGAAAGGGTGTAAAAATGGGATGGTTATCAAGTTTTTTTGGGTTTGATGATAAACCCGCTGCTCCTACGGTAGTTCAGCAAACTTCTAAAATACCTGAAGAACTGGCTCCTTTTGTTAAGGAAATTTTGGGTGAAGCTCAAACATTATATGCAGCACAGAAAGAGAGAGGATATAATCCTTATACTGGTGAGACTATAGCTCCTCTTACTCCTGAAGAGTTACAAGCACAGGAAGGATTAAAAGGTCTTGTAGGTACAACTACTCCTTACTTGGAAGAAGCTTTAGAAATGTATAGGACTGGGGCAGAGAAGTTTACACCTGAAGCTGCCCAAGAATATATGTCTCCTTACCAGAGAGCGGTTACTGACATTGAAAAGAGAGAGGCACAGAAAGTCTTTGAACGTGATGTTATGCCTAAGTTTGAGCAACAGGCTGTTCAGGCAGGTGGTATGAGTGGTCTGGGAAGCAGAGCAGCTATTCAGGCAGGTCAGTTGGGACAGGCTCAAATGCAGCAGATGGGAGACATAGAAGCCAAGGGATTACAAAAAGCATATACAGATGCCCAGAAACTTTTTGCTGCTCAAAAAGTCAGAGAAACACAGTTGGCTGGAGATATAGGAAGGACTGGACCGGCCATGCTTCAAGCTGGTTTAGCAGAGCAAGGCATTCTACAAGACATTGGGCAACAGAAAAGAGAGATGGCTCAAGGTGCATTGGATGAGGCTTACTATAAATTCTTAAAGGAAGAGGCTTATCCTCAAGATATTCTGGCTAGTTATTCTGGAACTACCTATGGTGCATCTCCTTTCGTTGGTCCCGCAGGAACTAAGACAAGTACAGGAGGACCACAACCTTATCAGCAAAGTTCTGGTCAACAGTTGCTAGGTCTTGGTATGCAAGGTCTTAATCTTTATGGTAAGGGAACAGGTGGCTTCCAAAGTGACTTTAGTTGGGCTAAGATGTTCGGAAAAAAAGAAGGCGGTGGTCTATCTGATCTTCCTGTAGTTCGTAGGCAAACAGGTGGAAAGCAATTTCGATCCTCTGCAAGACCAAGAATAGTGCCAAAGAGGAAGAGTGTGCCACGCTATTCTTACCGTGATTTGTCGAAGCAACACGAATTAGACCTATTGAAGGGGGGAGACTATCCTCATCCCAGTCCAGACGAAATTGATATAGATATAATTGGTGGGGGGCTAGTTGGTGTTGATGAAGGAATGGGGAGAGGAGGTATGACAGGTCTGGCTGGAACGACTGGAACTAAATTAGCACAAGCTAAAGATGCTCCTGCTAATTTTAGGACAACAATGAGAGGTCTTGCAGAGGGGATGTTAAAAGATGAGCAAGCTAAAACTCCCCTGGACCAAAGAATAAAAGAAGCAATTGAATTAAAATCTAAAGAGCCAAAATATGATCCAGCGGTACAAAGAAAAATAGGAGAAGCTACAGCAGCAGAGCTTGAGGCAGCAAACATAGCATCAACGGCTGAAAGAACAGCAATCCAAGAAGGGGGATGGGCTGAAGAGTCTAAAGCTATGACAGATTATCTAAATAAAAATAAGAAATTTATAGATGAGCAAGGAGGATATCCTGGTGATATTATTGGAGATGCTATAGATCAAGGTATGGAGCAGCGTGGAATTGTTAGAATGCTATCAAAAACTCTTGGTGTAACTTCTAAAGGACTGGGTAAAAGAAGTAAAGAAATTAATAAAGAATTAAGAAAATTAAATAAAGATCAATTCCAAATGGAAAAAGAGTTACGCAAGGGTAAGCGTACTGATAAGTTAGCAAATCTAGAAAAGAAGGCTGCTCGTAGTTTAAATAAAATAGCAGCTAAAGCAAAGTTATCAAAGGAAATAGCTGGACTTCCAGAAAAAGCACAACAAGCAGCTATGACACAGTTAAATGCAGTTCTTAAAGCAAACCTTACTGAGAAGCAAATGACTGCCAAAGTTATTGGAATACTCCATGATGTAGTTAAGGCTGACGCTGCTACTAAAGCTGCTGGTCTTAAAGGCGGTAAGGCTTTTACAGCACCTGAAAAACAAGTAGATGCTTTTGCTGCAAATCAATTTGGTGCAGTGCTAAGTGAAGATGGGATTATGCTTGGTGATGTACCTCTTGATAGAAGCTCTGCATTATTTAAAAAAATAACAAAAGCACAGAGTATAGGAAGAAAGGTTTATAAGGATACTTTAAGTAAATTAGGAACAAGTTATCAGGCGCAAGTTGAAGCTCAAAGGGAAGCAGAAAAAGCTATAGAAAGCGTTGTAAATGCAGGTGGTGGTACACAAGCAGGTGGTGGTACACCTCCAGCTAATTATTCTAATGCAAAAAAAGCTCCAGATGGTAATTGGTATATTCCTGATCCTAAAAGACAAGGCAAATTTTTAAAGGTTAACTAATGGTACAGCCTACTCCAGTAGATTATAATCCATTTGAGGACAATCAAAAGGAAAGCAAAGCTCCTGTTCCTGTTGATTATAATCCATTTGAAGATAGTCAAACAGTAAGTGAACCTTCTGTATCTTCTTCTGCTCCTGTTCCTGTTGATTATAATCCATTTGAAACCCAACCTGTCGAAACTCCAGAAAAAATGGATGAAGATGTACTTGACACTAATCAACAGTGGCTGAAGAATGCTGCCATAATTTATAACTCTGAAGAAGGAGAGAACTGGAAGGGTTCTCAAAAAGATCTTTCTGATTGGATGAAAGATAGGCATTCAAAACGTAATTTCGATATTACTAATATGGGTATAACAGCCTATAGAAGTAGGGATTTAACTGATAAACAGGAGAGAGCTTGGCTGGAATCTGAACTCCAATATACAAATACCAAGGGAAGTTGGTCACAGTTTGGAAGAGGTTTTTATCATACCATAACAGATCCTCTTACTGCTCTTAGTATTGCAACTGGTATTGGCGCTCCTTTATTATTTGGTGGAAAGGTAGCTGCTGGTGCAGGACTTAACTTTCTAGGTAAAACTCTTTTTAAAAATAATCTGAAAGACGCTTTAATAAAAAGAAAAGTTAGTGAAAAACTAGCCTCGCAAGTTGTTAAAAAGGGAGCAGCTAAGGGAGTAAAGAAAGAAGTCTTAGAAGAAGCCAGGAAAGAAGCTGCTAATACAACTGCTAAATATGCAGGAATGTATGGGGCAGCAGAAGGTGCTTTATATATGACGGCAGCAGACATTGCAGATCAGTCAGTTGATCTTGGTCTGGATGTAGATAGAGATAAGTTTATAGAATTTGTTAATGAAGGTGATGACTATGAACTGGCTATGGAAAAGGCTAAAAAAACTGATTTCGATTACATAGATATGGCAATTAATGCAGGTGCAGGACTATTCTTGGGTGGAGCATTAGTGGGTGTCATTCCCAAGATTGGAGAAAAGATAGGAAGAAAGGCTGCTCTAAGAAAAGTAGAGCCAGATGAAGTTATAGAAAAGGTAAGTGAGACTTCAATTGTTATTGGGGGTAAAGATACTAAGAATGATATTATAACCCAGGCAAGAAGGGTTCAAGAAGAAGTAGAGGTAGATGGTACTGTTAATATAGATTTGTCTGTATCAAGAAAAGATCTCGCTGATCAATTTAGAGAGATGAAAAAAACAGATGAATGGAAGAAGATGAGTCCTAAACAAAAAAGGGAATGGAGAGCTAAAAATCTTGAAGGATTAAAAGAAAAAGAAAAAACTTTAGAGGAAGTATTTAATAGAGTGGGAGTTAAGTTAGAACCTGTGAAGGGTCAGAAAGGAAAATATACAGGAACAAAGGTAATAGATGAAGTAGTAGAAGAAACTACGGAAATAGGAGATAGACGGCCATTCACACAGAAACTTTTAGCAACGCTTAAGGGAGAGTTCTTTGATTCTCCTGATGATTTCTTGGGAAGGTTACGAACCAGAAAAGATTCTGCTGTTAGAGTTATTGAAAATAATATTAGCACTAGATTAAAAAATTATACAAAAGCTATTAAAGATAATTATGGTTATTCTTTTAAAGAAGTTCCTAAACATTTAAATAGGGTATTAGATGATGCCTTTCGTGGCGATGCAGAAGCAATGGCTACAGTTGTAAGGGAAGCTCCAGAAGTTGCTGAACAAATACAATCATTAAGGCAGGAAATTACAAGCCTTCAAGATGATCTTCTTAAAAGTAAAGCTATTGAAGAAGGTTCTCAACTAGAAACTAAAATTGTAGCTTCTCAAACTCCTACTGGAAAACCTACTTTATATGTAACTCGTAAGTATCAAATGCATGATAATCCTAAATGGACAAAGTTTTTAAATAAAACAGATGAAGGTCAAGGTATAGTTAGAAAGGCTAAAGAATTTATTTTACTTCAGTCATCTACTAGAGATAAGAACTTAGGTAAGATTCTAGATAAAAGTAAAAGTTTATGGACAAGAGAAGACCAGGAACTCTATGATAGTTATATGAAAACAGATGGATATGCTGATAATGTAATTAGTGATATTCTAAATATGGATGATGAATCCAAATTAATTTCTGTCTTTGAAAAGGATCGGCAAGGATATCAAAGTTTATATGATAATGCTTCTAATATTTTAAAAAGAAGGAAAGATATTCCAGAAGAAATAAGATCATTAATGGGAGAATATGATAATCCTATTTCAAATTATGCTAATACAGCAATGAAATTATTTCAAACTATTGAAGATTTTAAATATGAAAAACAAATAGCAAATGCCATTATGGAGGGGGATAGGATAGCTGGGACGGCTGTTCAGAAGCTTCCTTCAGAAGGAGTAACAACTAAACTCTCATCTTATCTACCATCCACACAAGGCGTTACCCAACCCTTTGAAGAAATAGAAGGTATGGTCCAGCCTTTTAAAGCTGGTAAGTATGATAATATGTATGGTACAAAAGAGGTAGCCGCATTTATTGCCAATGGCAATGAGCTATCAAGAACAATACCGAAACCTTTGCAAGCTTATTTAATGTTGCAAGGACATTCTAGAGCAGCAAAAACAATTTGGAGTATTACGGGTACAGCAAGAAACTTTCTTAGTGCTGGATGGATGGCTTTGGGAGCAGGATATATGAATCCTAAATATCTTAAAGAGGTTCCTAAAATCTTTAAAGGAATGTATCTTAAATCTAATGAAGCTCTTAATATTGATCTGGAAAAGGGATTGTATCTTGGTTTCTTACAGAGTGGAACAGATATAGGATCATTCAGAGGAGCCATGAAAGATGCTGGGCAAGAAACTTTTTGGGATTTAACATCTCCTCTTTATAAGGGAGAAAAGAGTTTAATAGATCATGCCAAGAAAGCTAATACTACGGCTGCTAAATTCTATCAGTCAATGGATGATATGTGGAAGCAGTTTGCTTTTATGAATGAGAAGGGAAATTTTAGACAGATACTTACAGATCAAGGTATAAAGCCTGATGAAGTTACCAGAACTCTTAGATCAGCAGATGGTCTTGAATTTAATATTACCAGACTAGATGAGGTTGCTGCTGAAGCTGTAAATAAACATATGCAAAATTATGCAGGTGTTCCTAAATTTATTAAGCGTATGAGGCTTGCTCCTTTTGCTGATTTCATTGCCTTTAAATCTGAAATCCTACGAACTCAAAAAAATATAATTAAGTCTGCCTTTAAAGATATAGGTGAGGGTAGTACAATGATAGGGAGGGGGGAGAGAAATGCAGATGGCTCCTTGAAGGGAGTTGCCCAGCGAAACTTGGGTATAAAAAGATTAGGATCTTTTATAGCTGCCCAAAGTGCGGCACCTGCAATGGCCTATACTACGGCACAAGTATGGGGAATGAATGAAGTTGAACAAGGTAATACCAACACAATAAAGGATGGAGTAGAAGCTTTTGAAAGAGACTATAATAAAGGCGCTGCTTTTTGGTACATGGGAAAACCAGATAAAGGGAAGGGCAGAAGAATAAATATAAGTTATATGAATCCTTGGTCTCCTACTCAAGATCCTATTGTAGCTGCATTCAGAGCCTTTAATCGTGGAGAACAAGTGGATGGAGCAGTCGATGAGGCATTCCATAGGTCTGTTGTAGAACCTGTACTAGATGCTTTTAGTCCTTCAATGGTTGCCAAAGCAATTTCACAGTTTATGAATAATGTTGATGATTATGGAAGACCTATTTTTAGTAGCAATCAAGCTGCCGGTAAAAACATTACTAATGGAATGAATGTATTTTTACAAGCATATCAACCAGGGGGAGTAAAGAGTATAAGAGATATTATTCAATCTTATAATCTTAAAGATCAGGGAAAAGAATTTGGTGTATATGGTAAGGCAGGAAAAAGATATCAAGAGGATGCATGGATATCTTTATCAGGAGTAAAGCCAGAGCGATATGATATAGGGCAATCATTGGCTTTTAAATTATCTGGTTTAAAAAAAGATATGGGAGAGACAAATAAAATTTTTAAAGAGGCTTATCAACAACGTGATCCCATAACTGTAGATGAATTAGTAGATTCTTATAGTCAAGCAATGGAAAAACAGTTTGGTCTAGCTACAGAAATGTTTGATTATATTTCCAAAGCAAAGAGTGTTGGTCTTAATAATCAACAAATTATAAAAGCTATAACAGATAATGGTTTATTTATGAATAGACTTGATAAGAAATTTATTGTAAATCTTGTTAAGACTGGCAGATTTATACCACCACCTCCTTTAGAGAGAGATGTATTTAAGTGGGGAATTTCTACTGAAAGAACTACAGGACAGAAGCCTCCTGTTAAAGAAGCACAAAGAGAACTGATGAATATATATCGTTCTTATGCAGGTAGCATAACAGGAAGACGTTAATGCTAGAACTAGGACCAAGGGAACTTGTCACACTAGGGACGGTACTGGCAGGATTGGCAGCTACTTGGGGAGTCTTGAAGGCTACCTTGAAATCTATCATAGTAAGACTGACTGATAACAAGAAAGATATCATTGATATATATACCAGACTAGATCACTTTGAAGCCAACCAAGCAGTAGCTCTGCATAGCATTGACGTAATGGGAAAAGATATTCTATCTCCACAGATTTTAAAAGAAAGAAGTGAGAGGGATGGGGCTACTGAAATGCGATTAAGAAATTTAGAAGAAAGCATGAGAATGTTTCAACATATGCACAACGGTTCTCATCCACCAGTTAAAAGTAGTAAGGATTAATTATGTGGGAATACTTTAGTACTGACGAGTTAAAGTGCGGGGGTACAGATGAATGTGATATGAACGAAGACTTCATGAATAAGCTGGTTCGTCTTCGCAAAGAGTTTAACGAGCCAATGGTTATAAGCTCTGGGTACAGACACTTATCTTACAACCAAGTTATTGGTGGAGCAAAAAGTTCTCCTCACCTGTATGGAAAAGCTGTTGATGTTCTGGTTAGTGGTAAAGCAGCCTATAGATTAATTAAATTATCTATGGATCATGGCTTTACTGGTATAGGGGTATCACAGAAGGGTCCACATAAGGGGAGGTTCTTACATCTAGATACAATGGATAATACTAATATCCATCCCAGACCTTGGATATGGAGCTATAAATAGCTAAATGCTCTGTGTGGCGTTTTAAGCCCCGTACAGAGGAATTAGGGTCTGTCGGGTAGGGTACCCCCAGAGCATGGCTAGATACCCCTCTCTAGCGGCTCTCTGTCGGTAAATAATAGCGATCCAAAGCTAAACCTTTTTCTTTTTGGAGGAGCTTTTATTATTCGATCCAGACCTTTTAATTTAACAAGTAATTTTTCAAGATCATTCAGATGAAGTTGACTAGGACCATCACTAATAGCCTGATCAGGGTTATCATGTACCTCCATAAATATAGCACCAACTCCTACTGCTATGGCAGCACAAGCTAAAGGTTCTATAAATTCTCTCTCACCACCTGAACTGTCTCCCTGACCAGAAGGTCTCTGAACTGAATGGGTAACATCCATCACAACTGGGTATCCTGTTTTAGCCATGATAGGTAGAGAACGAAAATCAACAACAAGATTTCCATAACCAAAGAATGTACCTCTCTCTGTTAGAAGTATCTGATTGTTTCCAGCACTCTCAATCTTGGCAATAATATTTAACATGTCATTGGGTGATATGAACTGGCCCTTCTTTACATTGACTACCAAGCCAGTATCAGCAGCAGCCAGGAGAAGATCAGTCTGTCTACATAGGAAGGCAGGGATTTGAACTACATCCACCACATACTTTATAATGTCACACTGCCATGTCTCATGAACATCTGTTAGAATAGGGGTATTCTTTTTAAGTCTTTCAAAAACTTTAACAGCATCGTCTAATCCTAATCCTCGTTGTCCTTTAATAGATGTTCTGTTCGCCTTATCAAAGGAAGACTTAAAGATATAATTAATTCCTAGCCTGTCGGTAATGGCTTTAATTTCTTCTTGCATCTTCAAGGCATGGTCAGCAGACTCAATTGCACAGGGACCAGCAATTAAAGTAAAGGGTAGATCGTTATCTATTATAAAGTCTCTAACTTGGACTATCATCTTCCTCTTCCTCTTCATAGAAGTCACACTTCACTAACAACGCAGAAACTCTTTCTTCTCCCAGAACATTCAAGCATCCTATAATAGCACTCTCCAATGTCTCCTCATCCATGTTGGTATGGACATCTGTGTTGGCACCTCTGACCCTAGATAAAAGTTCCAGAGCTTTGATAGCACTGTTGGTGTGTCCGTTCGCCTTGGCAAAAGAATACTGATTTTCAAGTTCCTCAATCACATTGACTTGTGTTTCAAGTTCATTCTCTAGTTCTCTAATACGTTCAGTTATTTCATCTGATTGTAGTAGGCGGTATCCTTGATTATAAGCAGATGCTGCCGCATACCCTGCTGCCTTTGCTGCTTCGGTAGCGTTCCTGTGTAGGATATAAGATTGAGCAAACTTTTCTTGTTTATCATTAAGCATAATTAAGTATCTTTCACAGAGAAACTTTCTCCGCATCCACACATGGAATTAACATTTGGATTTTCTATCATTAGTCTTTGTCCAAAAATATCTTTCTTATAATCAACTACTGTTCCTGTTAAATACATAAGAGAAAGATTATCTATGATAAGTTTACCAGTATCTAAATCCATAGTGAAATCATCTGTAAAGTTTATTAACTCTTCTTCAGATACTAACTGCCAGTCATAGTTAAATCCAGAACACCCTCCGCTATTAATAGATAACTTAATAGCAGGGATATTCTTATCTACTATAATAGAAGATAAGTGTATGTCAGCATTATCTGTTAGTTTTATCATGTCCTTTACCTGATAAGTATTGAAGTTCTGGTTTTCCTTCAAGCTTTTTAGTTAACCAAACTAAGAATTTTTTAATCATCTCTTCATATTATTTCTTTGAATACCCTTGTACTTCTCAAAGGATCTCATGGAACCTAGACCCAGAAGAGAAAGCGTTAACGGCATCAGTCCTTCTGTTTCTAACATTGGTAATACTATATTAGAATCAAAGGCTGCAAACAACCAGAGGGTTACTGGTTGAAAGACAAACTGCCAACCCAGACCAAAGGCACATATCCACATGATGGCTGGTCTAGCCCCAGCTATAAACACACTGGAATGTTTAGCTTGCTCCAGGTTTGTTTGTGCTTGTGCCAGATCAAGAGAGATAATCTGTGACTTTAGTTCTGTTTCAAGCTTTCGTTTAAGATCTTTATCTTCTACAAACTTATCAAGAACCTTTCCTGCTACACCTACTACTGATTCTACTATCCCTAACATTATTCTTTCTCCCTTGGCTGTAATTCTATTGCCTTTAAATCATCACCACTAAAGACCATTTTGAATCCTTTCTCAACGACCGTATTGTTTCCATCATACATGTCAAAGAAGGCATACAAAGATAAATGCTTGAAATGCATTAACCTTGCTGCCATAAGTTCTAACCAATCAAAATAATGGAAGACTGATATGTGTGCATTCTCACCACTAGATAAAATCTTTAATGCTTTCAGACAGGCAACATTTATAAAGACCATCTTATCTGCGTAAGATAAGATCTCATCTATGACCCACATTAAATCTGATTCGGGTAAGTGTTCCAGAACATCAGTACAAATAACTGCATCGAACTTTCCAGAGGGAAGCTTTTCATGCTCTGGATAACCAGGATCAAATAAATAATAGTCTTCAAGCTCCCATAATTCCGGCAATGGTTTATCTATTTCTTCTGTTACTGTATTAAATTTATCTGTATAAAGAAATCCTTTACCACACCCATAGTCTAGAAGAGTCTTAGAATCTCTGTTATCTAAAAAACTTTTTATAACATCTACAAATTTAACCAAGCTACGGCCATTAAACATATTCTCTGCTTGACAATGTAAACGTCTATACTCATCTAATAACTCTGTATATTTATCAGAAGGATTCTTTCTATGAAGAGTATTATCTACTTCAATTTCTTTTCTTAGAAGTTCATTCGTTGTAGTATTCATTAAACTCTGGCTCCTTAACATTCTTCTTATTTATTTCCCACAGATCAGCAACCATTGTATCCTTTCCATGAAAGGAAAGAACACCTTGAAGAGCTTCATCTGCAAAAACTTTTTCACAATCTTGTGCCATTGCCAGAAGCTCTCCTGTAGTCCAGTAGGCTTTGTCTTTAACATTAACCTGGATATATTTGGGTTTGGGAGTCTCTCCTCCTTCTATATCGCCAGTTGTTTCAGTCTGCTCTTCCTTGGTAGGTTCTTCTCTGCAAGAATCAAAACCAAAGAGATGGATATCTCTAAAGCCCATTGTATGCATGATACCTATAGACCTCATGGCTGCACAAGTACCACCAGTAATTAACGTAGAGCCTTGAGGAATGCCTAACTCCTCTGATATCTTTACCTGTTGATTTATAATCTGTTTACCCTGATCACCTTCATTACGAAGAGAATCTGTGAAGGCATGCCATCCCCATATCTTTGCTTCATTAGCAATGAGAAAATTAGTTACTGAAGGATCAGTCATGGATGCTACAAAAAATCTAGTATCAGGGTCTATTGTTTTAAATAAATCTTTTCTTACAATATTGTGGGTGGAAACTCCTGTGATGGGACGGGGGTCTAAGACTACACAGCCCCAAGGTTTGATATTATTTTCTAATAAGGTAGGATAGGCATGTTTAACAGCCATCGTTTTTACATTAGGAGTATCTTTAATAAAGTCTTTAAGTTCTTGATAATCTAAATAAGGACCAGCAGAAATAATAACTCCTACATCTTTATGTGTGGCGTGTCTTTGTACCCATCGTTTAGGATCTATCAAAGTAAGGTTTGATTTTATATTATTTTGAATATAATCTTTTGGAACACTATCTCTGGGGTGTACAATTATAGGTACTCGTTTTAAATCATCAGGAATATCTTCTACATCTGGATTGTGAAGAAAAACTACAAGGTGAGTATTACCACCGCCAGCAACTCTATCACCGGAAGGTAGTATGTATTTTCTTGTTGTAGCTTTCTCGTCAAAATTAGTCCAGCCATCTTCTGTTATTTCCTGGGCGTCTACCTTTCTTATTTTTACTTTATCAAAGACATGCTTAACTCCTTGATATCGTTCAGGAGGAATGCCTTCTTCCTCTTCCTCCTCTGTAAAGAAGTGATCAGCAACTACAACATCTACATTCTTTAGAGTATTATATTCACACTCAACAGTTTCTTTACTGTTACCACTTCCTATCAAAGCAAAATCAACTTCACTTATTACTTCTGTCTTTAAAATCTTTTCTAGGGTTTCTCTAACATTACCTTTGGTAAGTTCAAATGTAAATGTTTTGTTGTCATTATCTTTTACATGTTCTGTAAACTCTTCAAATCTTTTATTAACAGCTTCCAAGGTATTGTGAGGTTTAACATTGAACTCTTCATGGTCTGTTTCTACAGATGCATCTTCAAAGAGATCATAGCCTATGTAATGAACTGAATCATTATGTTCAAAGGATGCTAATGCCATCTCAATAGCACGGCCACCGTTCCAAGTTCCAGTTTCTAGAATAGTTTTAGGTTTATAGAAACGAACGATATCAGCAAGCTGCCTGTACCTATTGGGAAGGATATCTGGAGATGTCTCTGTATCTGAAAGCTGGATGATCCTATTCCCAGAGCTATCCCTAACTCCTAAATTCTTACGGTCATTTAAATCTACTATGAGATTGGATATGGGAGAACCTTCTTCGGTAATTGTATGTGTGACCATACCATGTGCTTCATAGATAGTTCGTAGCCTATTAAATATAAATACATCATGCCACTCTCTATAATTTAAAAACTCTCCTGAAATAAAAGCTCCCCTTAAATCTCCTAGTAAATCAATAGGAGTTTGACGATCAAGATTAAGAGCATGAAAATAATATTTATCTTCTAAGATTAACAAATCTATAGCATTAGATTCAGGGAACAGAGAGGCTATCTCTTTTTCAGATATTGGTTTACGATTAATAATATAAGGATCAAGCCATAACAACCATCCCCCGGTATAGTTAAAGGCACATTCTGATATAGCCATAACTTTTGGAATAAATTTTAATGGATTTAAGACATCGTTGTAGATGATAGTTCCATCTTCGGTCCCATCGTGTTTGGAAAAATTTTCTAGGAACTCTTTATATTCTAGTATCTCTAGAAGATTATGATAATAAATATTAGAAGCTTTAGGTAGGGAATAATTTTTTAAATCTATATCATAATAATAGCAATGTATATCTATACTAGATTCCCAATTGTCTTTAAATTCATTTAATAGATTTATTGTCCCTTGTTGTAGCAAGGTTTCATTAAAGGCGGTAACTACTTTATATGGCATCTACTTTATCCCTCAATAGTAAGAAAGAATAATCCTGATTCCATTCAGAAGCATAAAGACCATCAGCAGCACGGGTAGGTTTCCAGCCTCTAAACCAAGGACCACCTGTAGTAAAGTGAACATTCTTTGGTTTAATCTCCTCATCAGAGTGACCATCAAGCCAGTTCCATTCCTCATGAATAGTACCCAAGGCACTGTCCTTATCAGGAAGCCATTGAAACTGATGAAGAAAAGATCCAGGCTGAGTATTAACTTCTTTAGGTGTGAGCTTTCTATTTAACTCATGACCACAATTCCAAAGTATAAAGCTAGACCAGTTCTTTCTAGGATATTTGGTTTGTTGCTTGCCATCCATTTTATAGGCATCGGCAGGATTATAATCATGCTTAACACAATAGACTGGATAAAAGTCATTGTTATATTCTTCAAAGAGTTCATTGATATCTGTTCTCAAATACATATCACAGTCCATATATAAGGCCCAGCCCTCGTACATCATAAGTGCTGGCACCAAGAACCTACTGAAACTAAATTCTGTAGAGAATGGCCTCATATCTATCGAATCAATATCCTGTTCATTTACAGTAGAATGTTTTCTATAATACAATCCCATTTGCTCTAGGATATCTTTCCTTAAGAGCTTAACATTAATTGGTTTGGGAGAGTTCTCTCTTATTAAAAACTCTAGAACAGTGGCTGCTGTCTTTTCTCTAGGATCATATCCTATAAAAATAGTATTTATTTTTTCAGTTCTTTTCATAATTTATTTTATCCTTATATATATATTATAGTATATAAAATACATCTTGTCAAGCTTAAACTCCACAAACTCCACCTGCCCCACTAATTTCACAAATGTCATGGGGTTGTATATTATCTTCAAACTCCTCACCTAATTTATCTATCGCTTCTGTATAAGGAACTACGGTAAGGGGTTGTCCTCCTCTACAGCCATCAGGATAACAGGTAAAGCCTCTTAATCTATGAGAGTATTTAGCCAGTGTCTTAGCAAAAGGAATAACAAGGTCTTCATTATTATGTTCTGTTCCCCACTCTGGAAGATTAATGGTGCTGGATATTGACATGTCTACATACTCTTGTACATTGGCTTGGAAGCTTAACCTTCTTTCATAGTCAGTTGCTAGATCAAGGGCAGATTCAATTTTATTAGGATCTACATTATAAATGTCAATCATTTCTTGGGCCGCACTATCCACCACATACTGATGATGCCATCTTTTATTCTTAAGGTATCGTCTCTTATAGGCTACTGCAAAGATAGGCTCTACTCCGGTGGAAGTTCCTGCAAGAATACCTATAGTACCAGTAGGAGCAATCGCCCGTACTGCTACTGGTCTTGATAAAGATAACTTATCAGCAAACTCTCTAGCAGTTTTATCTGATTCGGCTTCGTATACCTTTAACCATCTGTGTAATTCAGGAGTAGTTTGATACTTATGTCCACGTTCAATAAGCCATTCATGTAATCCCATCAGGCCTAGACCTAGCCGCCTATTGGTTTCTCGTACCTGATAAATTTTAGGATAGGGTAGTTCGGCTCTGGTTGTCCCACATAAAAGAAACTTTGTTGCTAGTTGTACAACTTCTTGTAACTGATTTAGACTTTCGATCCTAGCAAAATTAAGACTACCAAGATTACACACATCACTATCATCTTCACTAGTAACTTCAGTACAGGCATTGCGAAGGGTTTCGTTTTCTTTCTCAAAGAAGTTGAACGAGAATCCTGGTTCTCCTGTTCTAAGAGCCTGACTAAGATTATTCCTAAAGACATCTCCTATATCTCCTGTTTCCCAATAATTTAGTAACCATTCAGTATCATAATTTACAGATATGTTTGTCATATCAAGAGGCGCTGGGAAATTAAAGTCTTCTAATTTAATATCAAATAATGTTTTACCAGTGCTTCCTACTGGCATGTCAGACCAATTCTTGGCTGTAAGAAATTTATCTATATCATCGTGTTTCCAATTCAGAGATGCATAGATAGCTGATCTTCGACTACCACCTTGTATAACTTTTTGTCCAATAGAATTAATCATTTCCATTTTAGGAATAGGTCCAGAGGAAACTCCCCCTGTCCCTTTTAAAGACTGCCCCTCTGATCTGTATGTGGAATAGTCTACACCAATACCTCCCCCAGTCATCAAACAGGATTCTGATTTCCAAGAAAGATTAGCCCAGTCTTCTCTGGTATCTTCTTCAGCTTTTAATAAATAGCAATTGTTAAAGAATTTCTTTTCTCTGCCAGCATAATAAAGATACCTACCTCCGGGTAGGAATCGTAGATTAGATATGTGATCTATTAATTCTTCTTTCTCATCCTTGGTTAAATAATTTTGACATACATCCTCAACCAATGTACAAGCCAACTCATGAAATGTTTCTGCACCTTCATGAGAATACTTATTATAGAATATATCCTCACTAAACTTGGATCTAAATTGTGGATTCCTATTGGATTTAAACATGCCTTCCCCTTTCACTTATAAGATCACGAAGCATTTTATTATCTACTTCCTCGTATTCTAATTGTAATATTAATTCTGCATAATGTATAACTTTCTCAATATCTTTTCTACCCTCTCCTTTTGTTCTATGTCTAGTTATATATTTAATAATATTTCCTTCAAAGTAATTTAAATCATTTGCATAAATATATTCTACAGGTTGAATGCCACAACTTTTATAGTGTGATCCTCCTACTTGTTTATCTAGTGGATCAGTAGATGAGGGAGCTAATAGTTGTTCTTTTTCCATCTTCAGATTCTCCTGAATTAATAATCTCAAAAGCAAACTTTCTAATTTCTGTTGATTCAAAGCCAGCATACTCGCAGATAGTATCAAAGTCTTGGCAGGAACAAAAGAACCAAGAGTGAGCTTCGTTTCTTATTTCTTTAGATTCATTAGACTCACGTTCTTCTTTAGGCTTTGAAGCATCTAATAAAGCTTGTACTATAACAGCTACATATAAACTTCTGTGAGGATTTTTATCTGTGGAATCGTAGATAGAACGTGCTGATACTTTAACATTCATCATAGTGTTGAACAGGTCTAAAAAATTTACCGCCTACATAATTATTATAGAAGGCGGCTTCCTCTGTTCCCTTTAGAGTAGCAGTTAATACATTGTATTTTATTTGATAGTAACATTCATAGTATCGTAGACTTCTTTTATTCTTAAATTCTGCTAAGATTTTAAAAGAAAAATTATTCTTACCAATCTTTTTTATATCCTCACATAGATGTTTGCTCGATCCTACATAAGATTTCCAATTTGA